TTCTTCTCCCTAAACAAAATATGTATACTATACCTTTATCATATATGGCTTTTGAATTGAAAGATACATACAATGAAAGAAAAATATTCAATTCAATTGAATATACAAAAAAAAAGACCATGGAATAAATCCATGATTTTGAAATCTCCTGTACGTAAATGTAATTAACGTTTAGAGAATTGTGTGAGCCTTTATATAAAGCACATATGTAGAATGTTGTGGCCTTTTTGTGTCCTATTGCTTTTCTGTGAGCCTTTCCTAGACGCTATCACAAGGCTTTTAACATAAAAAAGAACCTACGCACGAATGCATAGGCTCAATATTTTTACTTAAACAACTTCAAAATCTTTTCAACAATACTTAGTAGCATTTCAATCAATTTATTGATTCCAGACACATTAATTTCGTCTTTTTTGACAGAATCTGAACTGTTTTCATCGCTTTTATCGTTTTTTGGTTCATCTTTTTCGGAATTTGAACCATTTTCATCCTTTTTAGGCTCATCGTGCTTTGGATCAGACTTGTAGAAGTCAATGTCGTTGAAGATAACATTCTTGTCAATTGGATTCGCACTGTACTGGTGCATCACTCCAACACTCGACTGATCAGACTGGATTTCTCCGTTATTCGTTCCCCAATTTGCAACCCAAATTGGATAAGTTGTTTCTACGAATGTACCTAGCCATGATGTACTAGTGTACACACCAGTGTAGTAGCCTTGAGCACTCACGTAGTCGCAGAACACCTTGCAAGAGAAAGAACATCTTTCCTTCGTTAAGACGCCAGCTTTCTTTTTGTACGCATCGGCATCTTCCATATCGAACCAGATGCCCATCTGAATATTTCTGCCTTTGACAAGGTTGCAGATATATTCTGCTTCTGCTCTAGCTTGATCGTCATTCAGTGCATAGTCATAGCAATACACACCGTACGGAATTTTCAACTGTTCGCATTTATCTGCAAAGTATTCGAACTTCTTATCTGTGTATTCACCATACGAAGCACGTACGATCACAAAGTCGTATTGTGACAAGTCAATGTCTGAGCTGTTATGCTCTGAGATATCGATTCCATATCCTTTGACATTCTTTTTCAAATCCGCTGCAGATGTAGATGGCTTTGAAGGCTCAGTTGTAGAAGGCTTCGACTCTTCCTTCTTTTCTTCTTCTGGTGCAGTAAACTTTGCCCACATCTGAGATCTGTCTTCTGTCGCAGATACTGCAACGAAGAATTTTCTATTTTCTTCTTTTCCGACAACGTATCTATGGCCATTTGTAACACACTTCCAGTAGTAGCGAATCTCATCTCCTGAATTACATTGGCCAAAGATTTCACCACTTGGATTGTCGTAGTGTTTATGCACACCATCAACAATGAATGTGGCCACTCCATCCTCTTGCGTCAACTCGATGTCTTTCGTCTCTGGTGCACTGATTGTAGCCCATTGATCTACACCATAGGACTCACTGCCACTGACTGCTGCAAAACATCTGACCCCATTTGTATGAATCCACGAAATCCATCTATGACCAAGGCCAATCCATTTTTCTGTATAAACTTGTTTTTCTCCTTTGGTAAAAGAACCATATGCCAGTCCAGTTGGTGAGTCTCTATGAATTACAATAGCAGTGTCATTAATGAAGGTAGCCATTCCGTTCTCTTTAATCAACTGCGTAGCTATATATGCAGAAACGTTCGTGTAGAATTTAGGCCTCAAGTAACCCCACACTGCACCTTGATAGTTCAGTGGCCACAACAACGCTTGTGGCTTGCCTAAAACATTCTGAGAGAGCGCTCTGCCCTCCCAGTATATAAAGATGTGGCCATACCTAGAATCGCCACCTACAGACACTCCTACATCACCATTCTGCGGCGGTCCGCTGACAACATCAAAGTAATTCAAAACACCATTACTAGCTCGATTGAACCACCAGGCTTTGGCATGGCCACGTGCAACACATGGCTTGCTAGCCCATGCCATCAACCCCTGGATCAGCGACACACACTGGCCGCCATAAGGTTCGTCAACCTGAACATAGTTGATATTCATAATCTGGCCCCTATTATTAAAGACCTTACCATTTGCATAATTTTGGAATTCTTGCGAAGTACCCATGCTCGCACCTCCTAATTTTTATCTAACAAAAATTCTTGGATCTCATCACGAATCTCGGCCAACTTGTCCTGGCCACTATCAGCAAGCTGATTATTGATGATAGCCAGTTCTGCTTTTAGCGTAAGATTACCGCGTTCTTTGTCCGCCTCAAGTCTTTGATCGTGTTCAGATAACATCTGAGAGTGTTTGCTTAATTCGGCTTTGATACCTTCCTGGGCAATCAATAATGTTTCAATTGACTTGATTCGTTCATTGTCACGTTTCAACCATTCTTCGTGTCTTCTGACCGTTTCTTTCAGGTCATCATTTGGCTTTTTAAAATCCTTGTAGACTTTCCAAGCTCCACCAATCGTGATAACTGCTCCACATACCAATAAGAACTGGCGGACTGCAATTACAATTTCATTCATTGCAGACCACCAACTTAATTTTCTTTCATTGCATCAACTTCCGGCAATCCGGCCAAAGATGTCAAGAATGACAAGATTCCGGCAGTAGCCGACACTACAACTTTAATATCCACTTGTTCCATCATTTGTGACGTTCCAATCATCGCGATTGCAGTCTGACACATTGTTTTTAAGCAGCGTGTGCAAGCTGCATTCCACCATTTAACGTTTTTTAATTGTTCCATATTCTATCTCCTTACTAGCTCCATAGTTGTCAACAATGTGCCAGTCATCACATGCACAATTGCTGATTGTATATACAATATCGTCTGAATCTGTTAATTTGAAATCAACACCATCTTTTGTGTGGATCATGATGATTCCATCGACGATATGCCAATATCCACTCCAGTGACTACGCGCGACTTTATGGCCACGCGTCATCGATATAAATGCAGATGCGAAATTCATATACACTCCCTCCTAGATCAGCTCAACGTTTTCAATTTTTGCACGAATAACTAAGATGTCCATATATCTTTTCATGGCATCTAACTGAAGATCATAAATTTCTCTTGGGCAAGTCGGTTTGAAATTCAACTTTCCTTCATCCCATTTTTCGCACATGGCTTTTAATTTGTCATGACGAACCTTCACTTGAAAATACTCGGCTTTGAATCTGTCTCTGTAATCTGCAGAATTCATCAACTCTACTGTTTCATTTAATTCCATAGCTTTCCTCCTACTTGTATACCTTTCCAGTAATTTCTTTATATTCTTCTGGTGAGATCAAACCTTTTTTAACCGCATTCTTAACTGCAGTTAGTGGCCACACTTTGGCACGATAGTATGTTTTGATTTTTTCAAATAATTCTGAATGTTCCATTTTCCTAACCCTCCAAAATTGTATCTGTCATCATGGCAGTGTATAACACTTGTGCCTGGATTTTTTCTGCAGCACTAAGTGTTGGCACTGGCTCATAATCTAAGTAGTTTTCCGGGTTTGATTTCAAATCATTTAAATCAATATTTGAAGCCAACTCGCAGAACTCGTTGTAATCGTATTCGTAGTAGTGCTCAGATGGGTACATTTCTGTAGGCTCTGTATCACCTTCTGTCTCATTCAAATAAACATAAACATAAACTTTATCCTCAAACGTAAACGTCTGCACATTTGGCATTTTCTTGTAGAATTTTTGTCTTATCATATTTAGATACAACCTTTCTAGCCTTTTTAAACAAGGCAAATAGATTATTACTTTTTAGATATTGTTGAGAATCAGAATGTTCCAATAGTCCTTTATAAGATAATAATGTCTTTGCGTTTGTCACACTGTTTGGTGCTCTTCTGAACTTAGTGACTGCTCTTCTGATGTGTCGAAAAGTTTTTCTTCGAATCGTTATGTGATCACGATAGATTTTAAATCCCATCATATCCACAAAATCATCATCGCCAATTTTGAAACATCGCCAGGAATCTTTGAGATCCAATCCTTTAGTGCGCATTTCTTCTTCCAGTATTTCTGCAGCACGCATCATATCTTTAGAATTAGATCCTGCGATAAATAAATCATCCATATAGAATAATGTTTTATAAATAAGATTAACTCTTTGAATTGTTCCATTTCTTTTATGTCTGACTCTGTATGATCTTTCCTGGATCTTGTGATATACATCCATCAAAAACAGATTGCCAAGGTACTGCGATAGATATGATCCAATACTTAAACCTTTTTTGAATGTTCGAATCAGAGTTTTAATAAGCCACATAAGATGCTCGTTCTTAACTCTTTTTTCTAGCCACGCAATGATTCTATCCTGCGGAATCGATTCGTAATACTTACGTATATCGAACTTACACACATAGTTGATTCTGTATTTTCCGTTGTGCTTTTCTGATAGCCAACGATGTATGGCCAAAGCTCCATAAATTTGTCCTCGATGTGGTAAAGATGCACACTGGTACTTTCCTAGTCCTGCAATCAAATCTGATAATCCAGCAACTGCGATATAGTCATACATCTGTTGTTTTATATCCTGGATGCCAATAACTCTCGCTTTTTGAGATCCAACATCATATATCGTTCGATACCATATAGGCACTAGATCCAACTGTCTACATGACAATTCTTTCTGCAGTACAAGTGCAACGTTATCTATATCGCCATATGTATCGAATAGTCTTACGATGTCTGTTCTTGTTTTCTTTTTCTTTTTAAGACATCTATGTATACAGTCTTTTATTAAATCTAAATCAGTAATATCTACATTTTTACATTTTCTTTTCATTGAACTTTAAATCCTTTTTTCGATTGTTTGTGTATAGGGTTTCGACAAAAGTCTACTAGTCTACGTTCGTCACAAAATTTTACATCACAACATGACGTTGTCGATGTGAGCATCTATATGATGGCTTGCTCCAGTTTCCTGGGCTTGCGAGACATGGTTAATGTATTTAATTTATAAACAATCATGCGACAAGTAGTTCCACCTGGCATTGCCAAGGCCATTCCTGCAATTCAAGTAACAAAGGCCGGCATTCGAGCCATTCCTGAGGTTACCGCCCTACCATGAATCCTCTAAATTTAATTTTTAATTGTTAGCTAACAATGCAAGGGGGATGCCCCCTTGCAACCCCCGAAAGAACAATCAATCGAGCGACAAGCAGTCCCACCCGGCACTGCCAAGGCCATACCAGCAACGCAAGTAACAAAGGCCGGCACCCGAGCCACCCCAGAGGCTACCGCCCGTAAGATATTCTCGTGTTCCACTTGTTGATTGTCCTCCGGCATAGAGCATATCGCCTACACCCTGGCCACCTCCTGATCCAAATGCAGATGGGAACCAAACTCCATCTACAATAGAGATATCTCCAATCCACGAATCCGAGCCATCGGCCTTGGCCGGAATCGTTCCAATCTTTATATAAGTATTCTTGATTGTCGCTTCAGATGACGAATGTGCAACACCTCTAGGTGCACGATATACATCTTTTGAATAATCTGCATTGAAAATCATAACTGTATCACCTGGAATCGTCCATCCACCAACGCTGAATTCTAGTCCTTGGATTCTGTATGGATGCTTTCCATCTGTGTTCGATGTTGGAGATCCATCGTGATGACCAATGACTACATCTGTGCATCCGCTATCGTAATGCCATGAAGACATGTAGATGTATTGTGTAGCACTTCCTCCGGTCACTGGAGTCGTATCGAAAGGTTCACAATCTAGATAAACTGCACAGTTATCAGCATCTAGATCATCGATTCTTAGAATCTTGGCCGCATATGCGTATTTATACATCGTTGAATTTCCTCTGTCTAAATCTACAGAGCCATCGCCTTTATCTCGGCCATATCCAACTATTACGCTAGATCCTATTTGCCATGATGTTTTTTCACTCTTTGGAATTGGGAAATACGTAGCTTTTGTCGAACGTTCCACACTGGATTTCGTTTGATTTGAATAGTTTGTATTTCCTGAGAAGATATTCTGCGAGTTCTTAGTCGCATACTTAATCATCAACATAATGATTCCGAATGATTGTCTATCGATTCCAGCACCCCAGAAACCTGGACCTTTTTTCTGATAATTCACAATAATATTATCGTGACTTTGATTGATAGCTACTTTTCCTGGTTGAGATCTCAACTTTCCATCGCTCGCAGTAACACTGTGATATCTGGAATAGATAAAATAAGGCATTACTGTACCATCTGCACGCACTGCAGCAAACCAAGGCTTTAATCCTAAAGCGTGATTAGGCGAATCAGAGATCAACCATTCTGTATAATTCTCTGTTTCGATTTGTTTGTAATAGAAAGTCATCTGCAGAGCACCGCAGTCAAACGCTCCAGTTTCCTGGTACGCTCCATCTCCTAGCATTGCGACGGGATATGCAAAACCATCATCATATCGCTTATAGTTACACTCATACCACTTGAACAAAGGAATGTTCTTGTAATCATCTGTACCCTCTACAGTATCTGTACTAGGCTGGCAGACTAATCCAACATTGTCTCGTGTCTTTTCACACGCACTCGTTGGATTCGATGCGAACTTCCATACTTTTGTTCCATAGATTTTTCTTGTTCTCTGTGGAATAAACATTGCATTAAAATAGTCGGCACTGTATTTCTCATATCCAGGTACCATCTTCTCAAGCGCGTTCGCAACTCTTGTCAATTGTTCATCTGTGGCCAGAAACTTCTCTACATATGTTTCTGTAGATGCTGCTAAAGCTACTTCACTCGAATTCTCTGACATACTTTTCCTCCTTTAACGCTCAGACCTAAAGTGTCAATCAAATTATTGATTGTAACCACTGCAGCCGATTTTGTATTTTCAATATCATCAATCGCATTTGTATGTTTAGACGCAATTGAGTCCAAAGTATTGTCTGAATTCTTTTTGATTTCAGACAATGTACTAGTTTTAGTCGAATTGATTTGTTTAACCGCATCATCCGACACTTGTTTGGCATACGCTAATAACTGCATAACTTCGTCTTTTGACTCTGTGGCCACTGATCCAGTCACGTGCAATAAGCCTTCGGCCACATTGCCGATAGCTTTCAATGTATGCCATTCGCGTTTTACTGTGCTACCATCTAACATTTCTGCACACACCCAGAATTCAACGTTTCCTTTTTCTTTTAAGGCATTCGCGTCAACTTCCCAGGCAAAGCTGCAGATTCCATTCGTGATAAATTTATTTGTGACTAAGTATGATCCAAACTCTCCAGCAGCATTCTTGTAAATGATTCGAACTTGAGCACTCGTCATATCGAATACTTCTGTTGGCCATGGATCCATTTGGAAATGTACTAGGCATGCATTCTTATCGTATTGCACACCTAGCAAATCACATCCTTCTGGAATTGCGATTCGTCTAGTCACGCTATCAATAACACAGACATTGCTAAATGATTCAGATTCGCTATACACTGTTATTCCCTTTTTTATAAACCTCCATTCTATCCATAGTTCACACCTTTTTTCACACTGCCATTGATGTTCCTATAGACTTTTTTAACCTTTTTAATTGTTCCATTGTGATTGTAATAAACTCGAGCAACCTTGACTCTACCACCCTGATTGAACGCAATCTTCAACTGGTCTGCCGGAGTCGTAAATGATGCATATACGCCACCCGTATATTGGACAGTTCCGTTACGATCCACAACTTTAGTCGTTATCTTATAAGATGATTCTGGATTCAATCCAGTTACCTTGATAGATCCATTACCATTGTCCGGACTGACATTCCATGTCTTTCCAGTAATTGCACACCACAGATACACTCTCCAGTAGTTTCGCACGTTTGATAGTTTGTAATCGATTACCGCATCGAATGGATTGATGTTCCTTGGGTTGCTGCACTCGTACGCACTTGGACCACTTACACTCTGTGATTCACCAATAACCCCTGATGCCGAAAAGTTACCAAACGATGTACTACATCCAGGTGTATGATAAACGCTCGGCCCGTTGCCAAACGGAAGATCTAGAGTGCCTGCTGCAATAACTCCAGTCTGTGTTGCACCTGATAAATTTACATTGAATGTATGCTTGTTTGTGTGAAACATAAAAACAGCCCCATTCCACTGAAGGCTGTTCTGTTTGTAATCTTCCTTAATAAACATGGAATAGTGCCAACGCATTTTGATGTTCGGCCAACTTCCAACCAATTCTGTCCAGTAATCCACCATCATGTGGATTCCACTTGTATTGGATCCACAATCCTTTCTTGTCATACTTCAACCACCTATCCTTCTAATTGGAAGTAGAAATATCCACTAGGACATGTGCTTGTAGTTGGTGTCGATGTGCCGACTTTCCACTTAAACTTTTCACACTCTGCGATTCGATTTGAAAGGCTAGTATCCGCTTTTTCTAAGTTTGGAACCTTATCTTCAATACTCTTAACACGTTTGCTCACATCTGTGATATCTTTCGTGTTGTCATTGATTGACTTTCCATGCGTAGTGATGTTGCCTTCATTTGTGGCCACTCGTTTGGTCACACCATCAATCAAACCTTTATTCGCTTTGATTTGATTCAATAAGTTTCCTGCAGTGTTTCCATCTAAAGCTTTTTCAAGCTCTGCCAGTAATGCATTGTATTGATCATACATCGGCTGTGTTGGAAGCTTGTTTGTTCCGTCCGTTACAAGACCACAGAATGTTTCGTTTAAACGCGTGTCGATGATACATGTTTTCGACAAGCTTGCAGCATTACCAGGAACCTGGATGATTGCCACAATGATTTCATAAATACTGGAAGTACGAACACATGCTTTTGGCATCGACATATCACCACGAATGTATGCCAATTGACACGAATTCGTAGCCTTTGTGTAACGTACTGCGATGTAATCGTAACGAGTGTTTGATGATGCAGTATCGACTGTCAATGTGACACTTGCGGTATTTGCGTATGTAAATCCACCAAATCCATTCACATCCGTTAAAAGATATGCAGTTCCTGGAGTTACGGATACATTCATTCCACTAACATACGATACTTTTAAATCATCACCAGTAACGTTGAATATACCGGTTGTTCTTCCTGCATGATAAAGTTGCACATCTTCTGAATCGTAATCCACATCATTCAATGGATAACATTTTTGTGTCATCTAATCACCTCCTGATTAGTTATTTCTAAAACTAAAGAGACCTCCGTCTCTTGATCTCCCTCTTCAACAAAGTTTAAACCCACTATTCTTACTTCAATAAATATGCTGTAAAGACTACTTACAGCAGAGACGATATCGCCTATATCGTAGTCAACCCCAAGAACCATAAGCGTGTCATTCTCTTTTAAATCAAATTCGAAAGTTGATGCGTTCTGCCTTGTTTCATTCAATTTATCTTCTCCACGTTGTGTTAGAAGTTGTTCGATTTCTTCCGCGGTTCGCTCTTTTGAATTACCATTTGAATCTGTATACGTCGTTTGGATATCTCTGGCATCCACATACAATTCATACATAGGCTCATTCTCTGCACGCATATCAACAGTCACCATCGTTCTGGTTCCGTCTTCTTTTTCTTCACCTAGAACATACGCAAAATTCTTGTATTCTGTCATATCCTCGGTGTATTTCTGAGATAGTACGTTTCCGAGTCTATCAGAGAATCTGACATTCTTTTTCTTTTGGCCACTGTAGATTTCCAGATAGTTCAGTTTGCCATTCTTGACGATTTCACGATAGCCATAGCCAACGACTTTACAGTACATCTGTACCATCTCTCTAAGTGTTTTCCACGTACTGTCAGAACCATCAATGATTGTTGCAGTCAGTCCAGTTGAATTTCCTACAACAATATCCAGTCCACGCTTATTTATGGTCACCGCATTCAATAAACTCTTTTCAACATTTGTCACTGTGACAGTTGATATATTGATTCGATCATCAAGGTTATCCATGAACCCTCTGATTTCCATATCGTCATCATCTTCAACACAGCGAACATACTTGATAAAGCCTATCTCGTTTCTATCACGACAGACAATGCGATTCTTCTTGCGTAAATATTGCTTATTGAACTCCGTTGGCCTTGCATGAATCTCGAACTGGCCACTGTCATAATATCTAGGGTTCCACTGAATAGATGTAACTTCCTGCAGTAATCCTTGTTTGATTCCTTTAGTGTCATAAATGTAATATTGCATATCTATACACCTACTGTGATTTCTTCAAACGTAACATTTGCGAACAAACTCTTTTCGTTCAGTGTTGCTCCGTATCTCAGAATGTTCTCACCTAGATCCAACTGGAAGAACGTACTATCATAGCTCAATTTGTAGAATACATTTTCTACATTCTCGCCTCTGATCAGGTGACAATAACAAGAGTTTTCATACGTACTTACTTCCAGAATGTCTCCTGCTTGCATTTCTAGACCGCCTTCGGCAGTGAAAGATATATGTTCTTCTGTCTTAACGTTTACCAGACTCGGATTTTTCGTATCTGCTTCGGCTTCAAATTTCAAAATAAAGCCAGTAGGTTTATCACCTTTATTCACAATTGTTAGAAGTGGCTTGTATTCGTGATAGCCTAACTTCCATTTTTTTGTTTTTGAGTACGATCTAGGAAATCTGTGGCATTTGACCAACGTTGTAAAGTCGATGCTTGACTTCTCACTGTTTTTCCAATAAGGGAATGGCACATGGAATACAAACTGCCAGCTTTGATATACCTTGGCGCCTTCCTGGATGATAGGTGTCGTTGTGGCATATCCGTCTAGATACAATGTTTGCTTCTTATCTGTGTCCTCTCTGAAAAGTCTACACATTTCTCCTGGTGGTATCGTCTCAATAAAGAAATCTCTGTTGGCTTGAGACTCTTTCATATCTCCTTCAACAGTGATGTCTTTTGAATTCACCTTGATACCAGATACTTTTGTACCGGTAAAGGTTGTACTGTTACTTTCAGTGATAGAGATGGAGTTTGAAGAGACTCCATCTATAGATGTGATTCGGAATGGAGATCCATCACCGAAAGATATTTTGTTTCCTTTAGCGTTTTGAATACTGTAGATTATCATTTTTTGTTCCTCCATTCCATTCGTCTAGCCATAGCCTCAAGCTCTCTAGCGTTCTCACTTGGCTTGATTGGGCCATTGCCGACATTTGTTTGATTCATATTGTAGTTGACTGTATTGTTCACAACCGGCTTCTTGTCACCATATCCACCAGGATATGATTGTGCTGCCTTTTGGAAGTCAGAAGCCACTGTGTAGGCAGAGTTTCTCAAACTTTGGATTGCTCCCAGTTTGCTTGATTCACTCATGCCCCAGTCAAACTCTATCTTTTCATTCGCACTTTTAGCAGAATTAATAGCACTTTTAATGAACTTTCTAGCGGTCTTTTGAGCATCTTTGGTCTTTCGTTTAATTCCTTCGATATAACCTTCACTACTCATCTCACCGACTTCATCGCGCCAAACACGAGAAGGTGAGTGCGAATTCTGTTCTTTCTTGGCTGCGTTGATTGCACTTCGTACTAAGTTAGCAGCTGCGCTTGCAACTCTTGATACTACAGATCTGATACCAGCTGCAAAACCATTACCGGCATTCGCGCCTTCTGTGTGCATTCCGCTATAACCGCCACTGGCACCGTTCTTAGCGTTGTTTTTCAGAGATTGTCCACTTGCCTTGGCATCACCTTTTCCAGAACCTACACCAGATGTATATCCTTTGGCGCCTTTAGTACCTTTAGACTTCATCTCAGATTCCATTTGTGCAGCATCAACTGCATTCTTTTTCATCTGTTGGACCGCTTGAGCAGGGGACATTCTTCCCGCCATAACTGCATCTTTGATGCTTTGTGGCACTGCAGCACCAGCAAGAGATGTGTTATTCAATAAATCCTGGAACTGGATCAAGTTCTTCATTTGTTGAACTGCATCTGCAGGAGCAGTCTGTCCGTTTGCTACATTCTCTGCAAGTCCGGCCGGAATATCTACACCGGCATCCTTTGCCTTCTGAACCACATCATCGAACTTGATAGCATCTTTGATGTACTGGTTGGCTTCTTCAACTGTGACAGTTCCATTCTTTAAACCTTCGGCCATAGACTGTGGAATCTGCACGCCTTTTTCTTTTGCCTTGGCACTGACTTCCTCAAAGCTATCCATGTTGATCAGTGCTTTCATCTCTTCTACAGACTGAGGTATCGCATATTTACCTGCTTTGATTCCGTCAACTACTGACTGCGGAATCTTGATTCCAGCTTCTGCACACTTCTGTGTGATATCTGCCAGTGCATTGTCTACATCCACATCATTCAAGGCTTTTTCAACACTCTTTCCAGTGTCTTCATATTCCTTGTTTAATGCATTGATTTGTTTCTGCAATTCCTTGGCAGTATCTTTAGATTTCTTATGAGCTTCTTGAACTTTGGCTTGTGCTAGAGTTGCATTGATGTATGCCTGAGTTTCTTTGGACGTTGTGTCCTGGACCGACTTTCCGGCCTTAACCATTTCATCGTAGGCTTCATTCGTTTTTCTCTTAGCTTTTTCTAGAGCCTTTTCGTTCTTTGTAGATTGCTCTGTAGCTTTATTCAATTGAGTCTGTGCCTTGGCGATATCATTGACGATTGCTTGTTGTTGCTCCTGGTATGCCTTTACTAACATCAAATCTTTTTGAGCGTCGATGTTTCGTCTGACAGCATCTGTATCTTTGTTCAGCTTATCTGTTTCTTCGTCGTATTGAAGATTCAAGTCAGGCATTGACTTATTCAATTGATCAACAATATTTTTAAGCTCTTCTTTTTCTGCTTTTGTCTTATTTGTCTTCTTGGCCAGTTCTTCCAGGCGGTTTGTTAGAACCTCTGATTTTGTAGCCTCTTCTTCAACCGATTGAGTGCTTTCTTGACGTGCTTTCTTATTCTCTTCAAGCTTTTTTGTCAGCTTGTCATGACTGCTTACAAGCTTTTCTGTAGCGATGACATTCTTATCTGTCTCTTGATAGCTTGCGATTGTTGCTGCAGTGTATGCAACTAAGGCTACACCAATTCCAGCTACTGCCGCTGCAAGTAATCCTGCAGGAGTGGCCATCATCGCAAGGTTCAGAGCTTCTTGTGCTGCAGTTGCTATCGTAATCTGTCCGGTCACTGCCTTGACTGCTACTTCATAAATTAAAGAAGCGGCTGCACTTGCTTTTGTGACCGTGGCACAAATCTTCTGGTAATTTGTGAATATCTTGAATGCGGTATATGCACCAAGTACTCCAGACGCCACTTTCTTCGCGTTATCCACAATGAAAGCGAACGCATCAACCACCTTTGGAATTGCCTTGATTGACAAGTTGATTGCAGTGGATGCCATTTGGGCCATACTTTCGGCCACCTTGTCAAAGCTCTTTGAAAGCTTTCCACTGCTCATCGATTTGTTCAGCTTATCGACATTCTTTGTGACGGAATCGACCGCATCCTTCATAGGAGTCTCAAACTTCTCATACGCAGATATTCCAAGAGCTTCCAGTGCGCTTTGTAAGATTGTTACCTTTCCTTTAAGGTTGTCATTCATTGTATCTGCCATTCGCTTAGCAGCACCATCTGAATGATCAATCGCATCGGTCAATTTATCAAAGTCTTCATCAGATGCTCCGACAATGGCCAATAATCCTGACATAGCTTCCTGGCCACCAAGTGCCGAAGCCATCTGTGCTTTCTGAGCCTCAGTCAGGTTCGAGAACGAAGATCTCAAATCCTTCATGATATCTCGTAGCGATTTCATGGAACCATCACTGTTTGTGATTGAGATTCCTAGAGCATCCATAGCTTGTTGAACTTCGTTTGTTGGTGATGCCATTCTGTTCAGAATAGAGCGTAGTGCAGTACCTGCTTGACCTGCTTTGATACCACTGTTGGCCATCAATCCAATTGCCAATGCACAATCCTCTGCACTGAATCCTAGAGCGCCTGCGACTGGTGCTACATATTTGAATGTTTCACCCATCATTCCAACGTTTGTGTTGGCATTACTAGATGCCTGAGCTAGTACATCGGCAAAGTGTGCCGAATCACTCGCTTTCAAACCGAATGCAGTCAATGCATCCGTAACGATATCGGAAACCTGGCCAAGATTCTCTCCAGATGCAGCAGCAAGGTTCATGATACCTTCAATACCGTTCAGCATATCTCCGGTCTTCCATCCGGCCATAGCCATGTACTGGAAGGCTTCTGCAGATTCTGTAGCCGAGAACTTCGTCTTGGCACCCATTTCTTTAGCCTTGTTAGTTAAGGCTTGCAATTCTTTGCCGGTAGCACCTGAGATAGCAGCTACTTTGGACATTCCAGACTCAAAGTCTGAACCTACTTTTAATGCATAAGCACTCGCACCAATTAACGCAGCACCTACTGCTTTGACTCCTTTTTTCGCAGTACCAGCTATCTTGCTTAAACCGCCACTGAACCCACTGGAGTCGATTTTTGTATCAAATAATAGTGAGCCATCTGCCATATATACATTCACATCCTTTCTGACTCGAAAATCGTGAACATACGGCTCAAAGGCTCATCTAAGTATGTTATTTAGATTTTAATTTCTACATCCTTTTTGCATTGCTTGCAGAAGACGTAGACACCTCTGCATTTTGCGTTATTATCGAATAGAAGTAGTTTCTTACCACAATGCGGGCATCTGAACCACTTCTTTTCAAACACTGGTATTTTGATTACCATAACGCTTCACCTATATCCTCATCAGACATAACTCTCTGATTATGTGGCAATGCGATAGAACGTTGTATTGATCGTATACGTGCTCTTTCTTTAGAGTCCTTGATTTTACCTGCATCAATACTTCGTAAGCGCACACGCTCCTTTAATTCACACTCACCACTGATTGAATTCATCAAAGCTACAAACTCCCACCAGTGCATATCAGACTTCAATAAATCGATGCCATAGAACTGTTGGAAGGCGGACAGTATATAGTCACTGTCATAGGTAAATGAAAAGTTGACTGTGCCTTTCGAATTGCCTTCACTAGATTCTTCTTTTCCACATCTCAAGAACCAAGATACTTGATCCACAATTTCTTCTCCGTTTCGAATGAATAATCTAGCTTTGTTTCGCTTGTTTTCGAACACATCCAAAATCACTTTCATGATTTCATCTTCCGTTGCATCGTCACGAATGACTGTCTCATTCAACTGCATCCAGGTTCTGAAATCCGTCTTGATTGGATATTCTTTTCTTCCTATGCGTAAGCTTTTAGGCAAGCTTTCCAACAGAAGGTTCACTGTAATCACCACCTGTATCGGCTAATTTGATAACTGCGTCATCGCTTTCTTCTCTGCATCTGTCTACAAACTTAACAAAGTCATTGTGGACTGCATAATAGTAGCGTCTGTTGTTTGGTTGGCCTTTGAAGATTTGTGTTCCTGCATTGTGGCCGAACACATCGTTGAACAATTCCTTGATGATCTTCATTTCAAATTTAAGTAATCCCGAACGACCACCATCTTTAGGTCTATGTTTAACTTTGTCCTGGAATGCTTTATAGGCATTCTCATAACGTACCCATGTTGATGGATCTTCTGTATCGAATTCAAATTCCAATCCATTGATTTTCCAGACTGGAACATTGTAGTCTAAATTAATTTGGCTCATGGCTCTTATCTCCTTTTTATATTCTAATTAAATAAAAAAGGACCTATGAAAAGGTCCTATTTTGAAATTGTGCAAGTCTTCCATTCATCAGTTGATGTGACAGTGACTTCTTCTTTTGCTCCAGAAGCTTTGAAGTTTCCAGAATAAGTATATGCATTTTCATCGCCACCATCTGAATCAGGAATAACTGAATAGTTACGTTTGACTGCCTTGTATTTAGTTGCATCTGATGCAGTTACTGGTGCAGTGAAATCTACAATCAAGATTGTACGGATTGCGTCGTCTCCAACTTTTTCTCCTTCTGTGATTGAGATGATATCATTGTGCACTTCGTTGTTTTCGTATTGGTCGAATCCATACGCGATAGATGGTGCATACCCAGTCACATCACTACGCTCAGCTGCTTCATCTACGTATGTACGTGAATATTCAACTGGATTTGATGATTTGCTCATCGATGTGAACTTAGTCATTCGTGTGAAAGTTGTCTCATCCTTGCCTCCAACAGCCATGAATGCAACCTTTTTATCACGAGTTACTAACTTTTCGTTTACTGCCATATTTTAGTCCTCCTTTAAATATAGAATTCTGCATTGTATCTGATACGTTGCAGAGTTGGCCTCGGCATCGAATAGATATGCAGGAGCTACCACTTCGATAGTCTGTATACCTTCGATGTCCGGCAATATACCTAGTTGATTTTGCTTTTCAATCCAGTCTTGCAGGTCTTCATATAAAGAAGATGCTGCAATTTGTGACTGGACTTCTGGTGAAAAGTCTTCTTTTGACATGATTGAAAAAAGGAACTGTCTCAAAGTACTGCCATCAGTATATCTTTTTACGATCATGTTTGAATTTATCTCTGACATGATACTGTATTCAATTGTTTCATCGATTCGCTCATTCAAGTAGTCGATATGAAGGATTGAATGCTTATCAAATACCGGACAATTCAAAAAATAGTTTCGAATCTGTTCCAGATTATTTTTTCGTTGCGACAATTTTGCCAGCTCCTTTCAATATGTCTTGCTTATTTTTTGCTTTCATACGTTCAAACCATTTGGCACCTCTTTGTGGGGCGCCTTGATACTTCAATGGAGTGCTTGTGAGCTTCTTTGGTGCTCGGCCAACCATTAACATTCCGTAATACTGATATCTAGCATACGGAACATTATACTTGACTTCTCCTGAACCAATTCTTGTTGAAGATGTTGAAGACTGTATCAACTTTCCGCTGCGCATCGGAGTGTATGGTGATGATAGTCTGATAACTTCTGAATCAACAAACTTTTGAGCTCGCTTATAAGCATTGTTGACACCTGGTCCAAGTGATGGATCAAACTTGAGCTTTGCCTGGACTCTGCCCATTTTTGAAGCAATCTTGATGTCGATATCGCTTGGCACCTTGATAGGTTCTGTCATACCCCTTGAATCCTTATGTGATTGCTATAGCCACCTACAGAATTAAGGTTGTATTTTACAGTTTGAACTTCGAAAGACTCTGGATATTTTCGTTGGAGTTGAGCCGACGTCATGCCTTGGATGTCGACTTCTCCAAGAATTAGAATATCGTGTTTTTTTATATCAGGAATGTCATTTGCTACGTTCACTTCTATACGGACTGTGAAGGAATCATCTTCTGTATCTTCCTTTTCTCCGTCCCTAGTGCCATAGACGTGATTCCACGAGCAATTCTTTATCAGCTCACTGACAAGTACCTTGTCTCGCTTTTCCTCGTCTACGACCCAGCGTGCATGTGTGACAGTGTTATTGCAATCAATCATAAGCACCCTCTGTATAAAAGATTCGTATTGCACAACCATCGATTGATTATATCCTTGATTAAAGGCTTCAATTGAATAGTAGTCTTTCTGCGTTCGAATGATACGGAATGGCCATCGACGCTTTCGGATGTGATTCCTTTTGAAGAAGGCAGATGATCGTTGTCATATATTGTTTCTGCAATTTCGCAGATACAAAAATACACATTCTCTTTCTCCTGATCACTTAAAGTGTTTTGGATTCTAGTGAATGTGTATTGATTAACATATGATTCTGACAATCTAGAATAGGCATTGAATTCTTCTTCTGGAATTGATTTTCCAAGGTACTGTTCCTGATATATTGTGTAATTTACTAACATTTATGGACCATCCCATCTAAATCTAGGCAGCTACTTTCTTTTTGATTGTGACAGTTTCTGGACGTGAGATCATATCTCCATAAACTTGTCTACCTTGTAATGCAGAAGCACCGATGTGTTTTCCGTCTGCAATCGCATTGACTGAAACCTTCTTCATCCAGTCATTTACGAAGTGACAGAATACGTTGTTTCCTAAGATATATTCGATGTTTGAATCGTCAGGGATGTTGTTTGTTTCGTATACTTTCAATCCGAATACAGTTCCTCGGAATCCTTCTGCCGCGTTCTTAACACCAGAATCAGAAGCATTGATGAACTCAGGCGCCTTGCATAATAATCCAAATGTTTCGTTAGTTACAACTAACCACATCTCATTTAAGTGTACACCTTTCTTTTTCAATGCTTGTACTTCATCGACAATGCTTGAGTAGATAGTCTTAGCAGTCAATGCAGTAGTATTTGTTGATGCAGTACCTGAAGTAGCACAAACGTTGATTAATTCACTATCGACTTCTAATCCCATTGCATATCCTGCAGAATCTAAGCGGTCTGCAGTCAAGTTATCTGGTACTGCGTCTGCTTCATATCCATCGATTAATTCATTGACATATAAGCTCTTGTCGATTGGTAATGATTTATAAGTTGTTTTTGAAGTTGTCAAATCTCCACCTGACTTGATGTCATAGTCTTTGTTGACTTTAACTTCGTCATCGCGTACTGGAATTTTAACTGCACCAGCTACTGGTGACCCTTCGTATTTTCTGTTGAATAAACCCATCATGACTGATGTGCTGCGTAATTTCGCCAATACTAAGCTAGAATAGCGATCTTGTTTTTCATGTGTTCCATTTAATTGTGGCATTCTCTTATCCTCCTATAGCATTAAATTTGAATGTCTGGATTCAATTCCTTGAATCTAGCAGTGACTGGATCTAATTCATCTGAACCAGTCGCAGAACCTTGTGCCATTCCAGAACTGAATGGATTCGTTGCCTGCTGTGTTTGTTGTTGAGTTTGGGCTTGAGCTCCTTCCCCGCTTTTTTCTGTGGCAAAGGCAGTTGGATTGTCCTTCTTCAACTCTTCGATGAACTCGTCGGCTCCTACAAATTGACCTTCTTTGAACTCAAGGTTCTTCTTGTCGAATTCTGCCATTGCAGCACTTTTAGCTAGCTTTGACGTGAACTGGATTCCGTTGAAGTACATCTGCTTTGCAAAGTCTTTATCTTTGGCGGCCATATCTGAGTTGTACTTGTTCTGCATGTCAGTTAGATCCTTTTGTAGCTTGGCTACATCGACACCATCAAATTCCTTAACCTTTGCGTTCAAATTCGTAATTTGTGTCTCCTGCGCTTGAAGTCTGTTGTTCCAATTAGTCACATCATTTTGGTGCACGTTCATGATCTGATTAATTTGTTCTTCTGTTAGTCCTTCAATTGCTCTTAATTCTTCTCGTTTCATCTTTCTTTTCCTCCTACAGTTTATTAACGTGAGTCTCTTCTCACTTTGGATTGGTGCCTTTTATCGCCTTGCCCATGGCATATAAAAAGCGCCTATTTCTTAAATAGACGCTAATTAATAAATTTAGTTTTTAAATGATATTTGCGATTCCTTTTGCTAATTCCGCAGCCTTTCTCATGAGACTGTTTTCTTCCAGGTATTCTAGACCTTTCAAGGTGATTTGGATGTCCTCTAGTCCGATAACATTTTCATATGGATCTCCGATATACTTCTTGATTTCAAATCCAGATACATATCCATTCTCAAGAAGCATCTTCAACACCTTTTTGAGACGAACATCTGTGATTCCTAGTGCGGACGCGGATATTCTTTGAACATCAAAAACTTCATGATCCATAGATGATTCTAGAATCTTTAATATCTTATAGATGATTTTAAAGTTCTCAGACATCGTTATTTCTCTACGATTTCGAATAAATCAGGTGGATACAAATAATCGTCATCGGAATCATCAACTATACGGTACCAATTTTTCTCAACTGATAAAACTTTATAAACCGCTCCTTCTGTTAAATCTATATCATCTAGATGTGCAATATATCTAACTTTCATCTAACCACCTCTTGACCTTAAATCGAACTTTCCCAACATTTTGACATTGAAACCAATGTACGTCCGCTTTTCGAATTCCATCACTTGTTTCCACATACGCTATAGCTTTCACGTGCTGCCAATCTTTAGGATCTCCACCATATAATCTTGCGTATTTTTCAGCTTTTCTAAAAGGATTTTTAACACCCTTTCCAGCGAATATTTGAACGTTTTGGAGTCTTGTTCCTTCTGCGAACTTAAAATGTTCTCCGGTTTCCATGTAAATTATATCATAATTTGACCATCTAGCTCCTACACTTTTAGGTAATTGAATATCATTAAGTATAAGATTCAATTTGCTAGATGTTCCTAGTTTGCCTAGTCCGTCACCGTATATGCGTTCCTTCTGTTGTTTAAGGCCCATCGCTTTCGCAAAATCTCTGTACTGATCCATCTGAATTTGATATTTAACCTTTGCGTTATTCACACCGATTTCATCTTCGCCTTGCTTCAATAAATAGATTTTTTCACGTTGCGCACGCATGTTAGTTTCCATTTGCCTCATGCGTTGTGTGGCTTCATATCCGTTGTATTCCTTGCCATTGTATTCAATTGGCTTGTCTGACTTCCATTCATCTAGTTGATCATCAGTATACGCTCGCTTTGATACACCAGGAATGAATGGATAGTACATGTGATAGCAGTTCGCTCCTAAAAGTCCAGTCACTTCACCAAGGTGGCACACAGTTTCTAATTCTTTTCTGGAATACACTTTTCCTTGCCATTCTGCGTGGCTTGGACGAGCATTTGCGTGTGCAGTTACTTCAAAGTAATCTGTTCCTAATTCGTTGGCATTCATTTCTGAAATCTGCATCGTTATCTGTGATATTCCGGTCATGACTGCTCGCCTTGCTGCTACAGTCACTCTGTTGTGCCATCCGGACTGATAATCAATCCAACGAAGACCGGAATGCGTCATTTTTCGTACCGCATCATTTAACACTCGATTGTAATCAAATGTGCCCATCATTATATCAACAACAGATTGATCTAAAACGTTTTGATAGAATTGCCCAACCGGTTGAACTACTTTACGATTTCCAGTCTGCACAACAAATCCCATGGATTCCGTCAACCTTCTCATTTCATCTTTGGTTTGTAGCTTGATAGCTTGAATCCATTGTTGAATCATCTCGTTGTCTTCAAAAGGAATAAATTCCTTGCCTTGAGCTTTGTACAGTTCTTTGTTATCAATGTAGTCTGTCTCAATGGCATTTGCGAACACTCTATCCAGGTAATCGTCTGAAGCCTGGATGTATTGCTCTGCCATCTTCTTGATTTCGTAGTCGGACATTCCAAGCATCTTTAAATGATTCAATTGGAAATCTGCAGAACGTGTGATCACATCGGTCTGTCTGATTCTTCTGACAATATCAGACATGATGGCTTTCTCAAGGTCTTTGAATATAGCTTCGTGTCCAAATCCAAAGGCCTCGATTTCTCTTTCTGTTAGCATCTTACTCCATCACATCCGCACTCTGTGGAAGATTCTTTGTAGCTTCTTCAATCGTTTCATTTCGCCACTTAGCTCGATATTCTTCTGGTCTAAGTGTTCCGTTGGCCAAGTCTGCCTGGTCTTGTTTGCGTTCAGTGTCTTTGTCTTCGATGATTGAGTCGTCAAAATCAATTGTGATCTCATCAATTTCCATTGGATTTCCAATCTTACCAGATAAGAATGAGATAGCTTCAATCATATTTTCCAGGGCTTCGCCTAAGACGATTTCGTGCTTCTTCAAATTTGAATACATATCACTGTCTTCTGAAATGACTTCAGTCGCAGTCTTAACACCTTTTAAAGTGAATTCAAATTGATTCGTTCCCATTCCACATTTTTCACTCAATAGATTCAACTGCATTTGAATTGCCTGGTTGATTTCACTGATTCTTAATGCAGGAGAGAAGTCATGTACCATGGCTTTTCCATCTTCGTCTGCATCACCAACACTTCTGAATATCGTCTCATGGTCACCAATCATGTTGTGTGTGATTCCTTCTGAATCTGTCTGGAATCCCGCAGCTTGAAGGAATATGATTCTTCGGCCAGTGTTGATTTCGGTATCTAGCGCATCAAAGGCAGTGTCAATTTCCATCAACACATCTGTAGCATTTCCATACACGCTGATTCCCATCGGCAAAGACAATGATTCATCGGCATTGTTGACGATGTTCGGCTTAAGAATTTGGAACAACGGAGTTTTAGATCCAGTGTTGATGATTTGCTCAACACCGAATGGCAATTCCATTTCTTTATAACCTTGGCCTTCTAATCCTAGAATGTGATTTTCAATGATGTACTGTCCTTTTTCTTTGATGTGCATTTGAATGTAGATGCAGTCTTGATTCATGTATCGAATCACTGAACCGAATGCACATTCCTCTACGCCTTTGCTTGACCATGTGATAGGAAATATCAAGTCAGCCTGGATGTAATCAATCTGGACTTCATCCTTGCCGATATACTCAACGAAAGCTCCGGTTCCTAGAGCGAAATACAATTCGCATAAGCGATTCGCATTCGTTTGGAATTTATTGTCTTTCAAAATATCATGCAAAACATCATTACTATGTTCATTCCCTACGTTGATTTGAACCTTTTCATTCATTAATAAATTGGCCCATGTTTCGGCCACTGTCTTGGCCATGCCTAGTGATTTGATTTCCTGCTTGACTACAGTCTTTCCGTTGTAGACAGTGCGTGTGTGCATCTTATCAACTCCATTGATGTACCAGTCTTTCCATTCTTCAATTTTTCCATAGAAGTCTTCTGGAACTGACCTATAGCCTCTCTTTTCAAGAAAGGTTCTTATCACACCTCTTCCACCTTGTATCATTGACTATTCCTCCTTTTCTCCGCTTGCGAGCATTGGAAGAAGTCTCTTCATATCTTTCCATGCCCCCATTACCGCATATCGGATTGCATCCATGCAGTGGTCATTCTCTTTGATTGGTTTCTCGATTCCTTTTTCAATCGAATCCTGGTCATATCCATACAAGTACATTTCTTCGATTGCATGTTTCTGATCAGGAGAAAATAAAAGAGCACAATAGTTCAACAACTTTTGTACTCGATTGATTCCTAAGTTTACATCATTCTTAGCTTTACGCATTGACACCTCCGGACATACTCGTTTGATTTCTTCCGCTAGACCCCTTGCAGATGGATCATAGAACACTGTCACCGCACATCTAGAGTGTTCTTTGTATATTTCATCGAGGAAAGTTCGGAAGTCCTTAGCGTAATCACTAGGGCTCTTCTGCTTTCCGGTTTCTCTTCCTGAATAGTAGTACTCCTTGAGTCCATCCATTCGCTTTTCTTTGTAGTTGATACCGAATGCCTGATATGTTGTTGCGTTCATTTGGCCATAATCGACACCTATAACAATTTGATTGTATGCAGGTTCAGGAACACGAACGTGCTTCTCTTCATCAAACATGTAGTAGATAAGGTCATCCAGTCCAACTGATTCACCAAGCCACACCCAGCGATACATCTTGAAATCAACCTTTTTCATGGCCTCTGCTTCTGCAATCAACTTTTGACCAATCCATTGCTTCGGAACATCAAGATATGTCGCATGGATGTGTATGCAGTCCTCACGTTTCTCCATCTTTTGACACCACTCATTGATTGGAGCCTTTGGATTCTTTGGAGGATTGTATAAATACATCATTCTGAAATCAGATTCATTACCACGAACGAATGTGGCAGTGATATTACTGATTTCATCTTCTCCATCACCTTTGTCAAAAAACTCAGTCAACTCATCCAACACAACCAACTTGATTGTGTTCTGATCATCAATCATACCTTTTGTGTCATCGATGGAATCGGAACCGGTAAAGTAGATCGTGTTTCCGTTCTTCTTATAAGTAATCTGCATAGGTGAGCTTGTTATCTTAAACAAATTCTTGTTGAGTCCTAAACGCTTCAAAGCCCTCAGACACTCTTTGTATACTGTTTTTCTAAGCTTATTGTGATGCTTTCTCATCACGACTGCAGCAGTTCCTGGTTCAGAGACTATCAAGTAGTCAACCAATATAGCCATAGCACTTGACTTTGTTCCTGCACGACCAGATGTCAATATCTGATGCATGTGAACTCTGTCATTTACCAAAGGCAGAAACTTTGGCATGATGATATCTGAAAGCTTTATGCAATTTCTATTTTTATTTTGGAGCATCATTCACAATTACCACACTGTCTGCATCATCTTCTTTTGTATCTGATCCAGTGAATAAAGCGTATCTTTTTCCAATCAGTTCAGCTGCTTTCAGTCGTTCCTTTTCGGATGGCGCTTTCGAAACCTTGCAAGGCTCGGAGCATCCTTCACCAGTTCCAACAACCATGACTTCTTCGGCACTGGTCTCGCCTCGCATCACACTAGTAAGGTACTCCATGACTTCCTGAATGTCCGCAACCTTATTGCTGTGTGCTTTTTCTAGACAAGTATCAACATATGCTCTGATATGCGGTAATGCTAACAACCTGGATGCATGCTTCGACGCATTGTCTCGGCTTTTACAATTCTTGTAAACTGCCAAATAAGCATCCACTGCGTTCATCGTCATCAAGTAATTCTCACAAAACAACTTCTGTTTCTCGGTCAGTTTAGCCATGGAACGCCTCCTTTCTGTGCAATATAAAAGGCCAAGACTTTTCGTCCTGGCCACAGTTCATATATATCATTTTATCACGCTTGACTGCGTAGTTTTATACGACTTTTCTGCTTTTCAAAGTCTTTTTGATAAGAGCTAACACACTCTGGTAAGGATTCGCATATCCATATACACGTCTTAGCTTATCTTGAGACCATCCTTCAATGTACGACTGTAGGAATTGATTCTCTCTTAAAGAACAGTGTGTGCATATTTTTGTGACATATCCATTCGCCTTACTTAGACTCAGTGAGTAGTAGTTCCTCTCTTCAACATACATCTGCTCGTCAGACAAAAGCGAATTGACGATAGATGATTTCTCTTTGTGACTGTCTATCTTTGTGCCATCACCACCTAGTGGACATGAAGGCATTTGAATTGATTCGATGCGCTCTGAAATGTCAATCAACAGACATCTCAGTTCTGCCAGTTTATGCTCGTAAAAATTAATGCTTTTCATTTCATGCAGAATGTACGCTGCTTCTTCATTTGTCATATTGTAATGCCTCCAAATCCTATTTCATTCTTTTCTTTCCTACGACAGAGCCACGATTCCATGGTTCCTCATAACAGTAGTGTCTGCGCTCGTTTGCTTTTTCCTGATGTAGTTTGTATTCTTTCAACCCTAGATTCTCGCGTTCAAGCTTTGTGATGTACTCGATGACATGATCCAGTTTATTGTCCATGTCAAACAATTCGTTTTTCGTTGCATTTCGAACGAAACGAAAGTAATTCAACAATGCATCGCATTCATCTTTGATTTCTTTGTTGTGAATTTCAAAACTCATTTTGTATCGTCGAATCCTTCATAGTCGTCAAATTCATGCGATCCCATTACAATCAGGAACAACATACATGAAGCCAGTGTCCCTACAAGCACACCGCCAACAAACCACAATGCACTAGGCATTCTTTGCCTCCTGCCAAGCTGTGTAAGCTTTCTGACATTCTTCGTATGAACTATCTAAAATTTCCGCTGCATTCTTCACTTCAACCTTATTAGATCCAGAGTGTGCAAGAGCGGTAACTGCATTCTCATACGCTTCCTTCTTTTCTAGATAGTCTTTTTCTAATTCTTCTAAAGTCTTCATTTCTTCACTTCTCCCATTCATCTAGCTTTTCATCCATCATTTTCACTTTGTTGTCATATGTTTCAAGGGCTTCCTTTGCTTCCTGGATAGCAATGTATCTCAAACCTTCACAATAGCCTAATCCTTTTTCTTCCAGGTCCATTTTATATTTTTCATATTCCTCAGGTAGTTGATCATAGCCAAAGTCACATTCTTCGGCCCAATCAACAAATAATTTAAGAGCTTCTCTGTTGATCAGTAATTTTCTATACGTCTCTATGCCTAACTTTCTGACGCGTTCCGTCACGATATCAATACCACTCCAGTTGTTGTAAATCATATCGATATAGTCAATGAGTTCTTCTTTTGTAAATGTTTTAAGATAATTTCTTGAATACTTTTTAAAATTCAAAAAACTATATGAGTGTTGTTCTTGGTCCATTTTCTTCTCACCTTCGTTCTTTATTCATTCAACAAGCCAATCTACAAACGCAAACGAAACTTTGATGCAGATGGCAAAGGATATTACAACACACGAAATAGCCAGGCAACTCTTAATAAATTCTACTGGTCCCATTTAAAAATCCTCCCCTTCGTTTGAATCATCATTGTTCATGCTACTTCAAACATTTGATTCCATACCTCATTAATCTTTTTTTTCGTATTCTTCTTTTGATACGTACTTGATCGGCTTGCCATTGAATGCTCTTGGATGCAGAGTGAATCCGTATTTCTGCTTCATTTCTTCTAATTCTTTTTCTGTCATACTTCTACCTCTTAACACTCATAATAAACTTTCAAATACTTACCATTGTCTAATGGATAGTAGTAATGGCCCCAATAATTGTCATAACCATCTGTGCTTTGACTACAATATTCTCCATTATCCTGCTCAGTTCCTTGAGGTTTATCGACAATCTCTGCGTATTCCCAAAAGATTTCACCATATTGCACGCAAGAATTTTCACTAAGCCATTCTTTGATTTCTTTATCAATTTTTAGCTTTAGTTCAATTTTTTCTCTTATCTCTTTTGGAATCATAGCTCAACTTCCTCATCTTGTGGCATTTGATAAATTTCTTTCCATTCTTTTGTGAAATATTTACCAATACAATTCACATCCTCGATATAAGACTGATGTTCAGTCATAATAGAAGTTTGTATTTCATCTAAAACCTTTAATGCTTTTTCTTTGGTTGAATAAATACCTAATTCTTGTTCGTATCTATCATAGTGCCCATGAATTGAGTAATAAACGCAACCATCAATATCGCATTTACAAATTCTAAGCAAATAAACATTCGCTAATATATGATTATTCTGACTTCTAATCCACATCTTCTATTTCTCCTTTGTCATCTTTTGCGTAACTAATTGCATATTGATTTCTGTTAATTCTTGGATTCTCTTTTTGGCTTCTAAATCCATATACGTTTCTAATTCGATTGAATTAAAATAATCATCCATATTGCTTAATCCGTATTTCTCTTGTTCTTCTTTAGTGAATGTAAGGTTGTTCTGATTGTGTCCTTGTTCATCAAGTACAAATTCGTAATCTTCTTCAGTTGTCCCACCGTTCTGCAAATTCATATATTGGATGTTTCCATCATCATCAAGATACAATCTGTCGTGTTCGTTTGTTCCGACCATGTGAATGCATTTCGTGCAGTAATCTCTCACGTAGATGGCCGGCATCTTTATACAGTCAAAAATCATCATTCTCGATTTCTCCTTTAAAACTTCGCCATTCTTCGTCAGAACGGAAGGTCGTCTGATGCAATCTCAAGAGCATCAACTTCGGCTTGTTGAGTCAAACTTTGCGCATACTGCACATTCGATTGATTGTGATTCCTTGTCTGAGCTCCATACGATTGATTCTGAGCGTAACTTTGAGTGCCATAGGTATTTGTAACTCCTAGAGTGTTCTGCCCGTTAAAATCATTTCTAGGTGTCAAAAACTGTACATTCTCTGCAACAACTTCTGTGACATAGACTTTTTGCCCTTGCTGGTTGTCGTATGAGCGTGTATTGATTCGGCCTTCAATGCCTAGCTGATTACCTTTCTTCTGGTACAGTTGGATGTTGTCGGCCAATTTGTTCCATGCTACGCAGTTGATGAAATCAGCCTCTTGTGTTCCGTCTTGGTTTTGTCTTCGATTGACTGCCAAGGTAAACGAACACACGCTTGTTCCGCTCTGTGTCTTTCTGAGTTCTGGATCACGTGTCAATCGGCCAATCAGAATCACTCTGTTGATATCCTGCATAGGCTCACGCTTTCAATCCGCAATCATTCGCGATTGCCTGCATAGATTCAGCCATCATCTGACGCATCTTTTTCGTGTCTGCAGTAACCAAGTCGACCAGGTCGTTGAATTCCGCCATGTTGATCGTGCTCTTGAAAGCTTGATACTTCTCAACAAGTGTCGGCTCAACTTGTGATTCTTCTTCCTGGATGGATTCAACCACCTGAGTTTCTTCTGGTTTCTGCTTAGGTTCTGCATTGACTACGACCTCCGTTTTTTCTTCGGCTTGCTTTTTGACAGCGGGTCTTCCACGTCGCTTTGCCACTTTCTCGATGATATCCGCTTCACGAATGTTCATTCCGTTGATTCGGTATGGTGCTACGTTGTCTGAATCGTCAACGTATGCGATAAGTCCTTCTCTGTCCACTCCTGCACAGTGATAAACGACTTTATCACCAGGAGCGTATTTGAGTTCTTGTTTTTCGGTTTGTTTTTTAGTTTTCATTTTCACAGTTCTCCATTTTTGATTTTTTCCTGCAGCTGCGCTAATTCGCTTTGCAACTGCTCTTCTGACATCTGGACTGGTTTGGCATAGAATTTCTCATCTAGCTGGATCGCTTTGATTCCTGGATTGTCTTCTTCACGTTCCGCTTTGCTCCATTTCTTCAAAAGTCCTTTCCAGTCCCTGATAGGATCTTTGCCTGTCTTCCATCCGGTGGATTCGTAGTGTTTCCAAAACTTTTTGGCATCTACGTTCAAGTTGTGTTCCTGGATGTAGTCCACGATTTCTGAAATGGACGGTTTAACAAAACAGTCAGTCCAGTCAGTCTGCACATTTTCGTTTTTTGCACTTTTTGACGCAGCCACACTATCTAACTTCTGACTACTGACTGACTTATTTCTAGACTCTAGACTCTTATCTCTAGACTCTAATCTCTTATCGGACAATGTCCTTTTTTTGTCCGGGACAATGTCCTCTACTTTGTCCTTCGATTTTTTCTCTGTTTTTGAGCTCGTTTTTCGAGTGTTTTTTGAGCCTTTTTTAGGACTCTTTTCAGACGGATTTTTCTGTTTATTTTCACGATACAATCGCTTTTTTTGTGCCCATCCGGTTTCTGATCCAATCATCGATTCATAGTTTGCAATCTTCATCACATTGTTCTCAGACACTACAATCAGTCTTAAATTCTGGAATAATTCAAGGGCCGCTCTGACTGTGTCTGCGGAAAAAAACTTTGTGTCTCGTGCAATTTTATCGACAGTGTATGGAACTAATATATTGCCAATTTTTGTAGCTAAAACACCATTTGTGTTTGATGTCATGGTGCACAATTTTATGTATAGGGTTACGTATTTACATCCGTCTTCCTGGGATAAAAGAAAATCGATTGCGTCACTTTCGAAAAAATCAGTCTTCAACTTGATCCAATAATAAACTTTGCTATTATCCTTGATTTCCGACATATGCAATCCTTTCTATTCTTCTTCTGGTTCTATTTCATTTATAACTACCATTACGCATGGTTTCTGTGCATATCTCTTGAAGACATGCAGGTCTGATACTTGCTTATCATCTTCGAAAGCCACTTTGTTTAAAGAGTCCAGTACAACTTTTGCAATGTTGTCGGAATCTGGTTTCTTCTGTGGTTGTATTTCATTTGTAAGCATCTTATTTAGCTTCACTTTTGATACATTCTTAGGTGGCGAGAAATACGCGAAAATCTTCACTTCCAGGGACCCTTCCAGCATGCTTGGAGTGCCACACTGTTCCATGAAGCTTAATCGTACTAGATTCTCATATTCAACTGTTTTAGGTGGTGTATGCACACTTACATACTTACCACGATTAGAGAATCGAGGCCTTCCTTTGGACCCCGGTTCTCCTGGTACTACAAACTGATAACGCATTATTCTTTGATTTCTCCGGTCACTGGATCTTCACCAGGCTGTTCCTGATATTCTGCATCAAAGAATTCATTTGGAACTTCTGTCATATCTTCTTCAATCGTTGTCTTGATTGATTCATCTGTATTCACCTGCTTAACGAATTCAGTTTTTAATGGTGCATATTTAAGCAACTTTTTCAAAACTGTTTTCTTGGCCATTTCATCAAAGTTTGTTTTCCATGGACCACTTGAAAATGATTTTGAATACTTTTTCGCATGATCAAGAACATCTTCATACGACATGACCTGGAATCCTTGGCCACCATTCACTAATTTGAACGTTGCATAATAATAGATCGGCTTACCTCGATTTGTTCTTGTAGGCTTATGTTTAAGCACTGGATCCATACCTAATTCGTACTCGAATTCATCGTTTTCATAAACGACCTGAGCATCAATCATCTTGACTTCACCGGAACGATATGCCAGGTCAATCAATCCCTTGTAACCAATCTGGAACTGACAAGCTCCACCATACGGAATCAAATAGGCTTGTCCTAGTGGAGTATTTGGCTCCAATCCTAATTGTGCAGCATTCATCATGGCTGCTAAGAATGACTGTGGTGTACATGATGCTAGCTTGGCATTATTAGATACTGCAGACAATGCAATTCGTGTAAAGCGTTCTGGAGTCATTACGCTAGGCAATGCCTTCGCGATTTCTCCTGACATCACTGAGATATACTCCTTGATGGTCTTTGATTGCTTTTTGGCCACAGTGTTTGACTGCGTCTTCGCAATCATTCCTTGTTGATTTGTTGTTGTCATATGTATTTATCCTCCTACTGTTCTTTGACTAAAAATCTTCTCATTTTCTTCTGTGTTAAGTATTGATCATAAAGTTCAGGCTCATCTTTTCTGAACTCTTTAGTATCGAATGTATTTGATACCGATGTTTTCCATGTAACTTTGAACTTGTCAGACGTTCCAATACCAGAATCGCCTAAGTAGTTCTTAACTTCATTCTCATGTTTTTTCTGAATGTCCTGAAGCTCCTTGATTTTATCTTTGACAAGCTTCAATGCATCCAGTTCCTGCTGCAATGGAGTTAGATCCACAATGCTATCTTCATCGTTTTCAACCGGGTGAAGTTCACTGATAGCTTGTGCAGTGGAATCAGAACCATCGATTGGCGGTTCAATGTCATTCTCCACACAGTTCCAGAACTCTTTCTCCTGCTCGATCAGTGCATTGATTTCCTCATCGCTTCTTAAAACCTCATAGCAGTACAAGTCAACTCCTGGAATATAAATAGCTATATACCACTTAGAAAGACCAGTAACCGCCATATAATGCATACACTGTGCATAATACTGAGGTGGAATGTTTCCTTTCTGATACATATCTTTGTTGTATTCAG